TTGGATTCGTAGCAGCACTAGGTTCTTATATTGTTACTGGACAGATTATACCTGGAATATTCTAGGTCGCACTATTTACATTACGTCCGTTCATCCTTTTCAAGGACGCATGAAACCAAGGCAGGGAACGGGGTCTTGGTAGCTTAAGGTATTATTATGACTTTAACCTATCGTGGCGTGAAGTATAACAAACAACCAATTACTAATCACAAATAAAAAACTATGAAAATTGCACTAGCCCTAGCGGCAACTCTCGCTTCAGCTCCTGCAATGGCTGGCACCTATGTCAACGTTGAATCGAATGCGTCTTATACAGGTAATGACTATACCTCTAGAACTACTGACTTGCATGTAGGCTATGAAGGTGAAGTAGGTCAGCTTGGATACTATGTCCAAGGCGGTCCTGCTTTCTCTGCAGCCGACGGCGCAGATGGTAGCACAGATTTCTCAGGTAAACTGGGTGGTTCTGTACAAGCATCTGAAAAGCTCGGTGTATATGGAGAGATCTCATTCAAAACAGATGAGACTGCAGACAATGCATATGGCACTAAGATAGGTGCTAAATATAGTTTCTAAATGAAACTACTTGAATCGCCGTGGGCCGTATTTATACTGGCCCTGGGGTTCATTACCATGATAGAAGTCATGCATATTAATGCACATGAAAGCTGTCGTGGTGATTGCCCTTGTTCACTTACAGAAGAATACTAATGTACTCACTATTTGATTTCGCTTTCCAGCCACCTACCCGCACTGTTTATGTTGTATCGGAGGAACAGCTTGGAAAACTCAAACTCAACCAAAAAGAAAACGAGCTTAAGGAAACCAAAGCCCAACTCGAACAACTTGAAGCTGCGTATGATCGCAGAAAATCAGAGCTGGAGGATTTACTGGCCAACCTTACGTCCGAAGTTAAGAAACTAGAACCTTCCAAGAATGAATAACGCAGTAGTTACAAGCTTTGGAACTCAGCCAACAGTTGAGCAAGCTAAAGAAGCTGTCTTAAGGTCAGCAAAAGAACATGAAGAACTCATGAATAACGAAGAGCCAGCTGAAGAGTGGGAACCTCAATCGTTAGAAGAAGCTCTCTTAGGAGAGTGATTGGAACGGGGGCACCTCAGAGTCGGACCCCCTTTTCTTTTGGCTTTAAGCCCTTACGAGGATACCTTATTGCCGCACGTGTGGTGACGCAACACCAAATATAAAAACTAAATATTTCTAAAACGTTTTAGAGTCGTAAAAATACAACTCTTTTTTAATGGCTAATGCTACCCAAACCGCGTTAGGTAGAATTAATCTATCTACCGGTACAGGTTATGATGGCGCAACCGATAAGTATGCTCTGTATCTGAAATATACAGGACGCATGGCAGCGTCATTCCATACTCCGGGTACTCCTATCCTGGGTTCGGGTGATCCTCCAGTAGCTGAGAAGACCATCAATGTTGATGATCTACTTATCAGCTCAGCTTTCGTATATGATTTAGACGAAACTCTTGCCCACTACGAGCTTAGAGGAGAGATATCTAAGAAGATTGGATATGCTCTTGCAGAAAAATATGACCGTCTGGTATTCAGATCGATCATTAAAGGTGCTCGTGCAGCACACCCCATCTCAGCTTCAGGTAAAGTTGAGCCAGGCGGATCTCAGATCCAGGTTGGTTCAGGTTCTGGTGCAGCTGGTGATGCCCTTGACTCAGCTAAGATTGTGTCTGCCTTCTTTGAAGCAGCTGCAGTTCTTGACGAGAAAGGTATCAGTCAGGATGGCCGTGTAGCCGTACTCTCACCACGACAGTACTATTCACTAATAGAAAACGTTGCTACTAATGCTCTAATCAATAGAGACGAGGTACCGCATCTACAATTGATAGAGCTGGTTCTTATGTTGGTGTAGCTACTGAAGATGCTAGGTCTAGCGTAGCTGGGCTTAACAGTAACTATGGTAATGCAACTGACTTTGCTACTTCTTGTGGAATCATATTCCAGAAAGAGGCAGCCGGTGTCGTTGAAACCATTGGGCCACAGGTTCAAGTAACGAGTGGCGATGTGTCTGTAATCTACCAGGGTGATGTGATCCTTGGACGTTTAAGCATGGGAGCAGATTATCTGAACCCTGCAGCTTGCGTCGAGCTTCATGCTACCTCCACAGCTGGCAGCGCATTCTCTTAAATTATACATTTATGGGGGACTTCGGTCCCCTTTTTTCTTATGGCAACCCCCGCATACGCAACGTCCAGTGAACTGGATGCTGTTAACTCAATACTAATGAGTGTTGGAGAGTCTCCAGTTAACACCCTTGATACTCAAAGCCCCGAAGTGGCTATTGCACAGACGACTCTCAGACAGGTTGTTAGAGAGGTACAAGCAGAAGGGTGGGCTTTCAATACTGAATATGAAGTAGAATTCAAACCTGACGCTAATGGTCAGATTGCATTATCAGATGCTGTGTTACAAATCGATTTAAATCGTTACAAACACAACGATAATTATGATGTAATTAAAAAAACTGGCATTGCTATTGGTACTACTAAAAGTGGTTCATACCTTTATGACCGTTACACCCGTTCAAATACCTTTACAGATGATGACACTCTCTACTGTGATGTAGTTTGGATGTATGCATATGAAGATATGCCTCAAACATTTAAAGATTATGTTACAACAAAAGCTTCACGTATAGCCGTAGGTCGTATGGTTGCTGATGCTAACTTCGCCTCAGCTATGCAGCAAGACGAAGTGATTGCAAGATCAGCAGCTATAGAATACGATACACGTCAAGCTGATTATAACATCTTTAATAATAGTAGAGGTCGTGCTCCGTATAACCCGTATAAACCTTACCAAGTAATAGGTAGATAATGGCAGCTATTAATCAACAAATTCCCAACTTCTTGGGTGGCGTTTCACAACAGCCAGACTTTATAAAATTTCCAGGCCAACTTAGAACTTGCCACAACGCCTTTCCAGATGTAACTTT